CCTCTGACGATGGCACATCCGATGCGACCGCTGTATTTGGTGTAGATGATATATTAGAGGCAGTTTATAGAAACTCTTCAAATGTAGATTCTCCTCTTACAAAAATTAATAGATCAACATATCAAGCTCTATCTAATAAAACATCTGAAGGTCAACCAACACAATACTATGTTCAAAGATTTATTGATAAGGTAACTATTACTTTATATTTAACACCAGGTTCTTCTGAAGCAGGTAATAAATTAAATTATTATTATGTAAAAAGAATTCAAGACGTAGGTGATTATACTAATGCAACAGATGTTCCTTATAGATTTGTGCCTTGTATGTGTTCAGGTTTAGCTTTTTATTTGGCACAGAAATATGCACCAGAGAGAGTTCAAGCTATGAAATTATATTATGAAGATGAATTACAAAGAGCTTTAGAGGAAGATGGTTCTTCTTCTAGCGCTCACATAACACCAAAAGTTTATTACCCAGGAGTATAATGGCAAAATTATCAAGTGGAAAATACGCAAAAGCAATATCAGATAGATCTGGTATGGAATTTCCGTACAATGAAATGGTAAAAGAATGGAATGGATCCTTTGTCCATATTTCAGAGTTCGAAGCTAAACAACCACAATTAGAACCAACTAGATATACAGGAGATCCACAAGGGTTAATGAATGCAAGACCAGATCGTGTAGAACCTGCTACACAAAGCTTATTACCATCTAATCCTTTTAGTTTAACTTCTGGTTCTGCAAGTGTAACTGTAACAGAGCCTAACCATGGTAGATCAAACGGAAACACTGTTAGGTTTAGAAACGTAAATGGTAGTCCAGGTGGATTAGCATTTACAGTGTTTGAAAATTCTTCAGGATTTAGTATAAGTAGTGTAACAACAGATACCTATGTGTTTGATTGTGGATCAAATGCTACGGTAACAGAAACAGCAGGAGGATTGACTGTAACTGCAGGACCAGTTACTCAATTAGCATAATGGCAGGATTAAGTGCATCGGGACTAAAAACACAAATTAAAAGTTATACTGAAACAGACTCTAATGTTTTAACAGATGCTGTTTTAGAAAACATTATTTTAAATGCACAGTATCGAATATTTAGAGATGTTCCTGTTGATGCAGATAGAAAACAACAATTAGGTAATTTTGCAGCTGGACAAGAATCTATAAATGCCCCAGCAGGATGTCTGTTTGTCAGAGGTATACAAGTTTATGATACTAATGGATCAGCTATTACAGGAGCTAACAGATGGCTAGAAAAAAAAGATATGACCTATCTTCAAGAATATCAGGATGTAACCGGAACCTCCGCAGCCCAAGGTCAACCTAAATATTACGCTATGTTTGGTGGTGCAACTGGCGATACAGATACCACATCTGGTAGAATATTTGTGGCTCCTACACCAAATACCACATACAGATTTAGAATTCATTTTAATAAAATGCCAAATCTTTTAGAGAATGATGATACTAATTATATTAGTCTTAATTTTCCTAATGGTCTTTTATATTGCTGTTTATCAGAGGCTTTTAGCTTTTTAAAAGGTCCGATAGATATGTTGACTTTATATGAAAATAAATATAAACAAGAGGTAGAGAAGTTTGCTAGTGAGCAAATTGGTAGAAGAAGAAGAGACGATTATACTGACGGTGCAATTAGAATTCCTCTACCTTCTCGAACACCATAATAAGGAGTAAAATATGGCAATATCATCAGCAATATGTTCAAGCTTCAAACAAGAGCTTTTACAAGGTAAACACAGTTTTGAGTCTTCAGGAGGTCATACTTTTAAGATTGCATTATTTACTAGCTCTGCATCTTTAGGAGCAGCTACAACTGACTATTCTACTTCAAACGAAATTACAAACACATCAGGATCTGCATATTCTGCAGGTGGAGCAACTTTAACAAACTCAGGTGTGTCTTTATCTTCAACAACAGCTTTTACAGACTTTTCAGATGTAACTTTTACATCTGCTTCTTTCACTGCAAATGGTGCAATGATCTATAATACAACAACAAACGGTGGTTCAGGAACAACTGATGCTGTTTGTATAATTGCATTTGGTGGTGACAAGACAGCTAGTAATGGAACTTTTAAAATAGAATTTCCAACAGCAGATTCTTCTTCAGCAATAATCAGATTAGCGTAGGAGGTCGACTATGTCGACTACTTCAGGATGGGGGCGATTCACCTGGGGACAGGCGTATTGGAATGCAGACACAACTTTAAAAACAGGTTGGGGTGCACAAGCTTGGAATGATGGTGAGTGGGGAGAACTCAAAGACGCAACAATATTTCCAACAGGTTTATCTATAACATCTAATGTTGGCTCAGTTGACATACCAGATCAAATAATTACACCAACAGGACAATCTATTACATCCTCACAGGGAGAGGCTTTTGTTCCTGTTATAGTAGAAGGAGTATCAGCAACTTTTTCTGTTGGATCTATTTCACCTATAGAAATAACAGTAGGACTTACAAGTCAGTCTATAACTGCATCTTTAGGAACACCTGCTGTTGCTGATGTTGTTGGTTTAACAGGTTTAGATATGACTTTGTCACAAGGTAGTGTGACAATACCAAATGATACAGTTCAACCTTCTGGTCAATCAATGACATTGTCACAAGGGACTGCGCAAGGTATTTCTTCACAAGAAGCAACATTAACAGGATTATCATTAAGTGCTAACCTTGGTAGTGTTATAATACCAAATGATGTTGTTCAATTATCTGGATTAGAAGCAGAATTTAGTCAAGGAACTATTGTAGGATTAGGTGGAGCTGTAGCCCAACCAACAGGGCAATCAGCGACAGCTAGTGTTGGATCTTTAACAATAGAAGAGGGTCTAGGATTAACCGGTCAATCCTTTAGTGCTAGTGTAGGATCAATATCTTTAGTTGATATCCAGGTTGGATTAACTGGTCAATCAGCAACATTAAATGTAGGATCAGTAAATATCTTTGCATATGGTGATATTGACACTGGATCGAATACATCTTATAGTAATGTTTCAACGGGTTCGAATACTTCATATTCTAATGTTGCAACTGGATCAAATACAAGTTATAGTGACGCTGCATAGGAGAAAATTATGGCATCAACATTTACACCTTTAGGTGTTGAACTTCAAGCGACTGGTGAAAACGCCGGTACATGGGGAACGAAGACTAATACTAATTTACAAATTATAGAACAAATATCTGGCGGATATATTGCTAAGTCAATAGCAGGTGGAGCTCAAACAACTGCTTTAGCAGTATCTGATGGATCAACTGGTGCAGAACTATCTCACAGAATGATTGAGTTTACAGGAACTATTACAGGTAATCAGATTGTAACTATTCCAATTGATGTTCAAACTTTTTATTTTTTAAGAAACTCAACATCAGGTGCTTACACAGTTCAATTTAAATATGCATCTGGTTCAGGAGACTCGTTTACTTTTTCAGCAACAGACAAAGGTGATGCTATAGTATTTGCAACTGCAAATGATGGCACTAATCCTGATATCGATACAATAGCTTTAGGTATTTCAAATATAGTTGAAGATACATCCCCACAACTAGGTGGTAATTTAGATACTAATGACAATAATATTGTTACAGTTTCTAACAGAAACGTAAAACTATATCCAAATGGAACAGGTGTTGTTGAGGCTGGTGGTAATGATAATCCAGGAACACTGCAGCTTAATTGTGAATCTAACAGCCATGGGATTAAACTTACTAGTCCACCCCATAGTGCAGGGCAGTCTTATCAAATTAAATTTCCCACAGGAAACATAACAGCAGGCACATTTTTAAAGGTAGATAGCGTTTCTGGCTCAGGAAGCACTGGAGTCGGTCAATTAACGTTTGATTCTTCACCAGCAACAACAGGAAAAGCTATTGCAATGGCGATCGTTTTCGGATAAAAGGAGTAAATTATGGCAAATCCAAATATAGTATCAGTAACAGGCATTAAAGGTGAATCGGTAGGATTTAATTTATCAGCTACTACAACTACAACTTTAATGACAGTTGCTTCAGATAAAATTGTAAAAGTAAATAGAATTACAGTTGCAAACGTTGATGGAACAAATGCTGCTGATGTAACAGTTTCAGTTACAAAAGCAAACTTTACACCAGATGGTATTTCAAACTTCGACACATCTGGAACTTTTCATTTAGCAAAAACAGTTTCAGTACCAGCTGATGCAACTCTGGTTTTATTAGACACACCAATATATTTAATGGAAGGTGATGTTTTAAAAGGAGGAGCAAACGCAGCTTCAGATCTAGATTTATTCGTATCATATGAATCAATAGACGACGCGTAGGAGGTTTAAATTATGGCTGGAAATGGCGGAGTAATTGGACCACCTAACACGGTAACACAAATCTTTAAAGATAAAGTAACTACGTTTACATCATCAGGAACTTTTAATAAAGCAACTGCAAATCCAGCAGCACCAG